CCGAAATGTTCGCGAGCGGCTTTGTTGTAGGCCCGGGCAGCAGCGATCTTGCCAGCCTCGGTGCCGGGGAAGCGACCAAGATAGTGCGTCTGCCTGTGAACCATAATTTGGCTTTGCCACTTTCCACGATGCTCTGTAACGCCCTTGAAACCTGACGTACTGGTTTCAAATAGAGCCCGATTGGCGAGATTCTGAGAGTTTGTTGCATCGCGAAGATTGCAACGTTGATTATTCAGACCATCTCGATCGCGATGGTCGGGACTAGATGGAAGGTTGATTCGACTCGCAATTACATTGTGCATGTAAATACGCTTTCGGTTTCCATGCGTCCAATCCCACCGTCCCGCATATTTTCCAGCAGACTTACTATTACGATTTCCGCCAGTAAGATGCCACTTCCACTGCATAAGGAAATCGTAATCCTCATCGTCAACCCAGGCTTCTTTGCCCTTCGTTAAGGGAATTTGTTTCATCGCAAAGGTCCGATCTCACGACCGCCATCAATGATGTAGCGGCGTGGACCAGTCTTTTCGTTCTCATGTTTGAGCTTGACGTTCATCCTCCATGTGATCCCGTGCTTGGCGTCCACGCCATGAAGCCACTGCGTAGGCTCACGGTAACCCGCCAGCGCGTTGTACGCAAAGGCGTCGGTCCCAACCCACGAGCCGTTAATGAGCAACTCGCCGTCAACATCCGCCAAAGTGCTGGATGTGTGATGATGTCCGACGCAAAAGTATCGGCATCGCTCAACACCGGCCGCAGCACCTAGAGCAATCAGTCCCTTTTGCCTGCGAGTCATTCCGTACCACGGGACACCGTTGCTGCCCTTCACATCGTCGCCATGAGAAATGTTGAAGCCAACGCCGTTGATGTTGACATTTGCACTCCACGCATCTGGAATGTTGAAGTGAACATTCTCTAAACCACGGCAATGTAAGCGAGCAATCTCTCCCACAAGGTAATCCCAATTGTCATTGGCTCCGAGGTAATCTTTCTTCGGAGTGCGACGACCGTGATTGCCCGCCAGATACAAGACGTTGATGGTCTCGAAGTGAGCCGCCAAGTCGCGATACATTAGCGAATGAAGTTGGCCAATCGCAAGGCAATTCCGAAACTGGTTCCTGTACCAAGATCGCTCACACGCTCTGTGGATTTCACCCGAAGTGAAATCCCCATAGGCCAGGACCCATAGCACGGGGAATATGAACTTAGGTGCGAGCGTGTCTTGAGTCCACTCGATCACCGTGTCCACGTAACGCTCGGCACGAGCACACGAGATCGGAAAATTGTAGTCCTCCAGCCCGCCAACCTCCTCCGGCCGGACCACCTCATCATGGTGCCCATCCGACAGATGGAGCACGCAATGCTCGCTGATCTGGGCCTTACGTCGGAAATCAACGGCAGCCGGCAGGGCGGTAAATGGTTGGACTCGAAGTTCCATCTCTTTCGTGATAGCACGGAAGAGACCGGCCATTTTGGCCCCGGCCTTGACTCTACGGCGTTCTTGACGCAACTCCTCCTGGAGATGCACCACGTCGGACTCCAACTCCATGACCTTTTCATCTGTGGGATCATACTCGGTCAGCTTGCGCTGCCCGCCGGCTTTCTTTTGTACCGGCGCATAGTCCTCGGGCCATGCCACGTCCTTGTGCCGGCGCTCGGTCGCGATGTCGCTAATAGCGGATCGCGAAACCTTGAACTGCTTTGCAATCTCAGGTTGTGTTTGTTTCTGGGCGATCATCTGCTTGATCTTAGCAACATCATTCTTCCTGATTCTCATATTGTTCCTCAATCGTAATTCCAGGCGTCGAGACGCTGGTCTTTCGCGTTTGGGTCTTGTTTCGCTTTGCGTCGGTTCTTCTTGTGTGTCCGCTCATGGTTGCCTCTTAATAAGATGGGGCCTGCATCCCGGCCACCAACGCAACTTGCCCTTAATGCCCGTCATGGATCGCTGAGTGGGGCGGCAAGTGTGTTACTAGGCAGGTATGCTAGGCGGCAATTCGCCCGAAGAAACAATAAGGCGTCGGCCGCACGTCGGGCCGCATCGCTCGAATGATACTGATGCGGATCACATCCAGAATAGTTCGCTGTTCATCAATACCAGGAACCGCCTTTTCTGCACCATCCGACAACGGCAACTTTGCCCGTTCTGCTGACGAGGGAACAGCAATAGCGGGGTCCAGGGCCCACATGATGCCCATCTGCTTAGCCCAAGGAAGAATGCGTCGCATCGGCACAATGAAGTTAAGGCCAGGACCCGATCCTCGCGTAAGCATCCCAATGTAGGTTCCGTCGAGTCGGTGGATACCGCCGCCCGACGAACCCGGATAACACATGCAAGTTGTCTGGTCAAACATCCTGTCGTTCTTGGATAAAACTCGATCAGTCTGAGACATGATTCCCAAACTGACGCTGTTGTACATGCCAAGGGTACAGCCAACGTGAGCCAATTCCGTTCCGACCGGAACGATGTCGCCTTTCAAGTCGAACTTGGCCGAAACCGCCACAGGGCGGAAGTTGTCTTCCAACACCTCAAGCAGTGCCAGGTCTTCACCCGTGTCAGCGTTGCTATACGCGATCACCTTGGCTTCCATCGACAAGGTGCCAATCAGACGCCCCTTATCACGGGATTCGTGAATGATTACTAGATTCTGGAACGAGCCGTCAGGCTGACGCCGCGGCGCGACAACATGCCCAGCGGTCCACACAAAGGTACGGGTCACCGGACCCACTTGCTTCGTGACCAATGTACCAGAGCCAGAGCCCGAGCCGGGAGCCTTATCCATTCTCACCAGCACACTCGTCGCTTGCAGACTTTCGTAATCAGTTGCCAGTGCCGGAGCGGCCAACAACAGAACCAAAGACAACAGACCAAATGACAGTACCTTCTTCACGATGCTTCTCCAAGTTGAACTTCTTCCTCGATTTGTAACTCGCCTTCTTTGCCAGATTCATCCCAATTGATGTCGCCCAGGGCTTCGCCCAAGGTCATCAGTTCAAGACGGCGGTTGTCTCGAATAACTTCGAGCACTCGCAAGTCGCTCGGGAGATGAATCAGGTCGACAATGACCACGCCTCGGTTGAGATCGGCACCTATTCTGTGGACGCGATCCTCGCTCTGGCCCCGGTACTCACCTTTCCAGGAGTTGGACCAATAGATACACATTCGAGCTTCGGTCAGGGTCAGGCTCATGCCGCCCGATTCAGGATGTGCGACGAAGGCAACTCGCGGATGCTTCTCCAAGTCGGCCCAGTAGTCCAACGGCTCACAAGGGACAATGGTCCCGTCGCGGGCGATTGCTTGGAAGCCTCGCCCATCACACTGCACAACGTCCCAGCCTTCGTTCCGACAAATGCGGTTCACACGATCCACCGAACCGGTGAAGCCCGCGAAGATCACGACACGGCCGATCTCCTCGTTCTCCTCCAACAGCAGCTTCAAGGCGGGTTCCTTTGGGCACGCGACTTCGCGAGTCTCACGAACTCTTTTAACGACTTCGCAGGAGCCGCCGCACATAGGGCAGACGACTTCTTGCTGCACCAGTGTCATAACGGTCTCGGGATCGAGCATCCCAATCTGCTCGTAGACCTGCTCTGGGTTGTTGGGATCAACCCACACGTTGACGTTGCCGGTTTCGCAATGGCGGCACTTGGTCACACCGTCGACCTTCTCCTGATACTGGAAACCGTCACTCAATTCGCGTAGCAACGTCATACCGGTGACAGCATTGATGGCCCCGTCAGCCAGGGCCCTGGCAGCCCGCAAGGTGCTCGCGCTTGGCTTGCAGGTGATCTTGCGATACCGCTTTTCAGGCAGATTGAGGCAATCTTTCTTGTGCTTCGTAACAACGAGACCTTGAAGCCGCTCGTACATGAAGCCGACTTCATTGACGCTAGGTTTGAAGACGTGATAGTCTTCTGAGTCTTCGACCAGCGATCCGTCGTGATTGTCATGCTCAGCGTACTCACCGCAGACTTCGCACTTGCGTTCATCATCACGCCAGCCCGTCCGTTTGAAGAACGTGCCGGACGCCATCTCGGTCTTGACCAAGAAGGCGAGCCGCTGCTCCAGGGCCTTCAAGCTGCCCTCTTTGAGAAAGCCGGGCCACGCGATCTCGGCCTGGGCAAACCAGTCCAAGGGGCTCTTCGGAGAGGGCGTGCCCGACATCTCGATCACGTAGCCTTCGTACTCGTACTTTTCTCGGATCAGATCGGCGAGCATCTGGGCAGCTTTGGTCCGCTGAGCCGTCGGTGTCTTGCACCGCGACGATTCGTCCAGAATGACGCCTTGAGGAATCTCGTTACCAGACTTCCATTCATCCATCCGCTTGGCGAGTCCTTCGTAGGTCAAGAACTCCACGTTGATCTGCTCAAAGGGGAATCCGAACAGCCGGAACTCTCGCTTAATGTTGGGGATACTGGTTTTTGGGCCAACCCAGTACCAGTTGAGCACCTTGGACATCTCGATCACCAACTGGGCTGAGAGCGATTTTCCAACCCCCATTTCGGCAGCCCAGATTTGGTAGTGGTACGTCAATCCGGCATCGGCCATATCAATCTGGTGCGGCATAAGTACGGCTGGCTGTCCGTTGCGAGTCAGCGGCCGATACTCGAAGTTCTGCAACGGGCGCTCGAACCATGTCAGGGGATTATGGCCCATCATAAAAGCGATGTTAATCCGGTTACGTGTGCAATCCTCAATCGACCACTGCTTCTTACCGGCATTCGGGCCTTCGGTCTCATAGCCATGCCAACGGGAGCCCTTCATCGACTTGATGTCGTCCTTGCACTCGAAAGGCGACTTGATGAAGAAGATTCGGTTGTCGCGCATCTCGACCATCCCGGCCGCCTCCTTGAGGCGGCCGATCTTGTCGCGGTACTGAAACTTAATGGATTTGATTTGCGTGTTTTCAGACATTGGGCTCAATCATCTGAATGACAGGAATGAGATTGCGGATTGCTTCAGCCTTCTGTTTCAGCGGATACAAGCCAACCCGACTCGACCGGTGGGCTGCCTCGTTAAACGGTCGCTCGGTTTCATTCGCAAGGTCGATGAGTTTCTCCACGATCTGGTCACGAAACTGGTGACAGGTGAGAACAACCATCTGGCGCATGGCCTCATGGAAACCGGTGTCCGCAATAGGCAATTCAAAAGTCACTTGCGTTTGTCCTCCAATAAGAACGTGATGTTGTCGGGGGCTTGCTTCGTTCGATAATCGCCCCACAGGTTCAGGTGTTCATCCGTGAACAGTCCGAGCAATTTGTTGAACGCGAACCGCACTTGCGGCTCCACGTCGGACTCGCAGCCCGATGTCACGGCATCTCGCCACTTGGCCAGGGTGCCCGAGATAATCGAGCACTGGATGCCTCGCGCCAGCGTGTCCGCAATCACAAACGCCATACCGGAGCAACACTCCAGGATGTCCGTCATATCCCGCTCAGCCGCTACAACCAACGCGGAGAACAGGGTGTGAGACAATAGCTTGGGCGCTAGGATTGGCGTTTCCCGCATCAACGCGAGGCACGACAGAAACCGCTCAGCATCCGACATCTCGCGTTGCACGTTATCCGACGCTCTACTGAGGCTGTATCCGAGAACCTTCAAGGTGATCCCGAGAAGCGACTGGAAGTCGATCGCCGGTCTACCAATGAGGATTACTTCGGGGGTCATAGTCATCTCGTCACAGTTACTAAGCCACTGAGCAGGCATTGTGCAGCAATTCCGAAACTCAAAGACACCGCCGGGTTGCGAGCCCGGTTGCTGGCTAGTCGCGAGAAGTAAATATGGAGGGGTGTGCTCGTCTAGTTACTGCAAAGTCGCGCTCGGCGTCATGTTCAGTGCGTTTACACGCACTGAATGTTCTGTGACTCACTTCGTTTGTCACTTCCGGCACATACCTAGCGGCCAAAAGGCCGTTTTGGATTGCGCAAAAGTTAGCGTTTCCTCGATTTCTTGCCTTCCGGCTCCTGCACGACAGTGCTGGTGTCGCCCAGGACATTGAGGAAGCGAGTGATCTCACGAAGGAGCACTTCCCCAGTGGGCAGCTTGTTGAACTGCGTCATGCACTTCACCACGACCGGGACGTGCCACGACCAGTCACCCTTCTCGACCAACTTGCTCTTGAGGGTCACGGGAATCGGGCCGTGCGGGGCCATTTCCGTCACGTTCACGCCGCTCTTCGCCGCCGCGTCAAGCATGGGCTGGGTCAGGGGCAGGTACGGGAACAACTTCTTGGCCTCGCCACGGGCGCTCTTTGTGCCACAGAAGTATTCCAGGAAGCGACCCGAACTCCGCTCGTAGACCAAGAAGCTCGGACCAAACATACAACTCGAATCCTTCTCGGCCGACTTCTCCTGGATGCGGAGGAACTCCTTGCTCTGGGCGTCATAGACCGCAATCACAGCATCCTTGTCGCTCATGTCGATCGCCTTCGTTCGGCGAGCCAAGGGGAGGATGTCGATCACATCCCCCAAATCCTCTACTTCCTCACCTTCGGGAATACCATAGTGGCCCGGCTTGACGAGACCCTTGTTGATCGCCTTACCCTTGGTGAAGAGTTGCAAGCGGGCAAGAAACTCGCTCGACTTGGAAATCGCATCGAAATCGGCATCGCTGCCAACTTGCACCGACGGAAGCTGGTCAAGATTCATGGGGACGAGACTAGTGGAATCAGACATTGTTTACCTATGGGGAATCAGACAGTTGCAGAAACATGGGAAAGAGTGGAGAGAAGAGAAGGTCAATCGGCTACATCATCATTGGTCTCCGGGGTCAATCGTTGGTGCTCACGTTTCATCGCGTTTTGACGTTGTTCTTCGACGCTGGGCGGGTCCAGACTCATGGCCCATTGCAGGGCCAAGTACCACGCTTCGACGGGTGACTGACAGTTATTGGCCGCCAGGACTAGGGCCCCTTGGTCTCGCCCGTTGTACTCCTGTTGCACTTCCTTGAGGGATCGAAGGTAGGCTACTGGCTTGAATTCCGCAGTAAACAAAGCCTCAAGTTTGCCCTGCCGTGAAGCCTCGCGGAACGTCTTTATGAAGGCAGCAGCGATGGGCTTAAATTGTGCATTCGTGAGTGTCTTTGCCTGGTCGATAAACTGCTTCCGGGCATTACTCGGCATCTTAGCCAGCATGTAGGCGTTCCCCAGGGGAATCTCACCTCGGTCTACAGCCTTTTGCTCATCCGCTTTCAGGTGCAGTAGCCCCAGCATGTCGGCCAGCCATTTGGAGTTCTTGCCCGCCAGGCGCGACAACCCAGCCATTGTGATGCCGGAGTTGTGCTCCATCAGCTTCTTCAGTTGTCGGGCAAACTCGATGGGTTTCGTGTGCGGCCGGATAGCGTTTGCTTGAATCTGAAGGGCCAGCACATCTTCATCCGTCAGACCGTGCTTCACGATGCCGGGGATGATTGGAAGGCCCAAATCCTTACCGCAGTTGTAGCGGTACATGCCTTCAACGATTTCGTACTTACCTGTCGGGCCGGGCCTCACACAGATCGAGTTCAGGAAGCCATGTCTCGCGATTGAATCCTTTAGCTCCAGGTACTCCACACTGTTCTTGTCCACCAGTCTCAGGATTATGCGGGGCTCCACGAGATCGTCGATCGGGATGTCTATGGCGTGGTCAGTCATAGCTGCCCTATTTGCGGCGCTGCGTTGTGCTTTCTGCCTATATACGACCGGACTTTGGCCTGATTGTGCAAAAGGAAACAGGAAACATTTTCAAGTATTTTCCACTGTTTCTTTTGCACAATGTCTGTTTTTCACGGTCGTATATACAGAAAGGCGGGCAGATTTCTGAGGCGCTATCGCGGCGCGTTTACACGAACTCCGAGATTGACGCGGCACATGAAACCAAAACCGATGCCGGTACTCACACCGGAAGACATCACACGATTCTGGTCCAGAGTGGATCAAAGCTGCGGAGCCACCGGCTGCTGGGAGTGGCAAGGCACCTCAAATGGGAGGGGCTACGGCTCAGTACACTTCCTGGGTGTCAACTACCTTGCCCACAGAGTTGCCTATTACTTAGCAAACCAGCAAGACCCGGGCGAACTCTTGGTGTGTCACAAGTGCGATAATTCGCATTGCTGCTGCCCTGGGCATCTCTTTCTTGGCACACAACGAGACAATAACGAAGACTCCCACCGCAAACACAGGGGAGTCCCAAGCAGGCACGTAACTGACAAGCAATATCTTTTCATCGGAAGTTCTACTGAATCAAACGATGCTCTAGCGTCCCGCTTTGGCACAACAAGCGCAGTAGTGGCTCGAATTAAGTACAGCTATGGCCAATTCCGTGGACGCCGGAAGCACCCCGTATAGGAACACCCATGAAGACGAAACCAATCCCGGTACTCACACCGGAAGAGATTGAGCGATTCTGGTCCAAGGTGGACCAAAGCGGCGGGCCAGACGCCTGCTGGGAGTGGCAGGGTGCTCATTATAGTAACGGCTATGGCTGCTATTCACTCCCGAGCGGGCAATACGGTGCTAGTCGTATAGCCTACCGGATTGAACACGACCAAGACCCAGGAGAATTATTTGTCCTTCATATCTGCGACAACGGACACTTAGGGTGCGTAAATCCACAGCATCTATTCCTGGGGACGCAAAAGGACAACGGACACGATTGTCACTTGAAGGGAAGGACAGCCAAGGGCGAAGGACACGGACGCCACAAACTCTGTCGCACACAGGTGGAAGCAATCCGCGCATCATCTGATACATGCAAATCACTAGGGGCCCGCTTCAACGTCAGCCCTGCTGAAATCTGTCTGATAAAGAACAACAAGAAGTGGAACACCGATGAAGGTCACCCAAGCGATAGACTCCTACCTCACGTCTCGACTCAACACTCATCCGGGGCGTGACCTTATCGAGCGTTTTCTGGCGGCCGGAGGTGCTGCATCCCTGGAGGTGCAATTGAACGTCCGACAGGGCGATGGCGAGGCGGTAGCTGGCAGGCGCAACACCTACACGGACGGAATCACAACCTGGTTCAATATCCGCTCACCGAAGGGCGCGGAGCCTGAAGCCGTCGACTATGAATTGTGCTTTCCCCTGGAAGACCATGCCGAAGGCATCGGGGCCACGGGCTGGCGCTGGGCAGATCGCCAATCCATATATTGCGGTTTCGACGTGGACAGCATTACTGGACATGCCAAGGGCGTCGGCGTCACGGACGAGGAATTAACTCATGTCTGTGAGGCAGCCAAGGCCCTGCCCTACGTCGAAGTGCGCCGGAGCACTGGAGGGAAGGGCATTCACCTGTATGTGTGCTTTGACGGCATCCCTACCGCCAACCACACGGAGCACGCCGCCCTGGCGCGTTGCGTGTTGGGGATGATGTCCAGCGAGGTGAACTTCGACTTCGCGGGCCAGATTGACGCATGTGGACAAGTCATGTGGTTGTGGCATCGCAAACTGACTCACGACGGCCTCGCACTGCTGAAACCCGCCCCCCAAGTGTTGACCATTGCCGACCTCCCCTTAAACTGGCGCGACCACATCGAGGTAGTCAGTCGTAAGCGGGCCAAGGTGCGGCTCAGTGGCGTACCCGAAGGCGATCCATTCGAGGCTATGGCTTCAGCGAGAAACGCCATCCCGCTGGACGCCAGCCACAAGGCCGTTATTGCGGCCTTGGGCGAGACTGGTTGTTCTACCATCTGGGTCGAAGATCACCATCTGCTGCAGACGCATACCGTGGGTTTGCAGGAATTGATTAACGACCCCGAAAGCCGCCAGCGTCTTGGACTCGTTGGCGCCTTCCTCACTAACAGCCAGGGTAAGGATAAAGGGCAACCTAACTGCTTCCTGTTTCCACTGTCTAGGGGCGGCTGGCGCGTCTTTCGCTTCAGCCAAGGAATCAACGAAGCCCCAACCTGGACTCAGGATGGCAACGGTTGGACCACCTGCTATTTCAACCGGCTGCCGGACTTTGAGACCGCCTGCAAAATTCATGGCGGGACAAAAGACCCAGAAGCAAAAACCTTCGT